AAATAATACAAGTAATATATTCAGGCAGATTCTTTTTTGTAGTTTGCCTGAATTGAATAATCAATAGAAATCAATGGCAGGCACAGGAGGAAAAAGAGAAGGCGCTGGTCGTAAATCTTTAGCAACTGAGATAAAGGGATTTAACTTAGCTGCACCACACGTAGAAGATGCGTTCAGGGTAATAGCAGAAATTATGATTGACGAAACAAAACGTCCTGTTGATCGTATTGCTAGTGCTAAGATACTAATCGAATATGGTTGTGGTAAACCTAAGGAAAAGGTTGAATCTGACATCACAATCAACACAACATCACTAAAAGATTTGATTAACTTTGGTAACACTGAATCCTAAATATAAAACATTTGGAAGTGATAGCAGATATTTCATTGTTACTGGTGGCCGTGGTAGTGGGAAGTCTTACAGCATTAATTTGTTACTTCTACTACTTACATATGAAAGTGGGCATACCATTTTATTTACAAGATATACACTTACATCTGCTCACGTTTCTATTATTCCTGAGTTTATTGATAAGATTGATATACTAGATAAGCATTCAGATTTTCATATAACCAAGGATGAGATCATAAACCTAAGAACAGGTAGTAAAATTTTATTCAAAGGGATTAAAACAAGCTCAGGAACACAGACAGCAAACCTTAAATCTTTGGCTGGAGTTACGACATGGATATTAGATGAAGCAGAAGAACTTACTGATGAAGATACATTTGATAAGATAGATTACTCGATAAGATCTAAAGACAAACAGAATAGGGTAATATTAATACTTAATCCAGCTACGAAAGAGCATTTTATTTATCAAAAGTTCTTTGAGTCAAAAGGAGTTGAAGCTGGAAGTAATATAATTAAAGGAGATACAACATACATCCATACTACTTACTTAGATAATGTTGAGAACTTATCTGAAAGTTTCTTAAATCAAATACAAACGATAAAAGAACGTAGACCTGACAAGTATAAACACACTATATTAGGTGGATGGCTAGACAAAGCTGAAGGTGTTATCTTTACCAATTGGAGGATCGGAGAATTCAACAAAGATAATGGCTCAGTATTCGGTCAGGATTATGGATTCAGTAACGATCCATCAACATTAATTGAAACGTCAATTGATAAGACTAGGAAGACTATCTATGTAAGATTACATATCTATCAAGCTGGATTAACTACAACGGAACTAGCTAGACTTAATAGACAATTTGCGGGCAATGATTTGATAGTAGCAGATAATGCAGAGCCACGTTTGATCGCAGAATTGAAGTCACAAGGATTAAATATTGTACCTACGATTAAAGGAGCTGACTCGGTGAAATATGGCATAGCATTATTACAGGATTATGATTTGATTATTGACGAAAATTCCGTAGATTTGATAAAGGAATTAAACAACTATTGCTGGTTAGAAAAGAAGTCAGAAACACCGATTGATAAATTTAACCACGCATTGGATGCTTTGAGATATGCAGTGTCATATCAATTAGCTAATCCTAATAAAGGGAAGTATTCAATTTACTAAATACAAAATATGAAAAATGAAGTTAAAGAAGTAACGTTTCAAGTACCGAACAAGAAACAAATTATTAAGGATGTAACCTTAGACTTGATTGAGAAGTTCAAAGCTGAACATGGATCCGATTGGAAGTTAGCAATGTACGAAGCTATCGACAATGAGATAATGAAGTTTCAGGGATCTTTAGAGTATTGGAAAGCAATAAGAAAATTGATTAAATGAAGTTAGAATTAGTAATACCAACATCGTTAAGCGAGATACCTTTGATGCACTACCAAAAATACATGGTAGTTGCGTCAAATAAGGACAACTCTGACTTGTTTATATCTCAAAAAATGATAGAGATATTTTGTGGTATAGAATTAAAGAGCGTAGTAGACATTAAGCTGTCAGATGTTATAGACTTGGTTACTCATTTCAAAGGATTATTCGATAAGAAACTAGAGCTAAAGAAGACATTTGAGATACAAGGTGTAAAGTTTGGATTCATTAATGAACTTGAAGATATCTCATTTGGTGAGTATATAGATTTAGAGTCTAACATAATAGATGTACAATCATTCCATAAGGCAATGGCTGTTATGTATCGACCTATAACAAGTCAGAAAGGGGATAAGTATACCATAGAGAAATACAACGGCACAGCTAATTATGCTGACTTGATGAAGTATGCACCACTTGATGTTGTACTTCCAGCATCTGTTTTTTTTTGGAGTTTAGGAAACGAGCTATTGACGGCTACCCTGTCTTATTTAGAGAAACAGATGACGAAGAAGAGCAAAATGATTTTAGCGAAACAACTCAATTTGGAAAGCAATGGGGATGGTATCAATCAATATATAAACTCGCTAAAGGAGACATTACAAAGTTTGAAAGAGTTACAAGAACGGGACTTTTTGAGTGCTTAACAATGCTGACATTTGAAAAGCAGAAAACGGACATAGAAAATAGACAATTAAAACGACAACATGAAAGGCTATTATGAATTGACATCAAGACTTTACGGAACATTAATTAGTGATGCGCTAATTAACCAAGTTACGAAGGGCAGTTTAGATAAGATTACCAACGCTAAGAAGGATATGTATCCATTAGCACATGTTATGATAGACACTGGTGGTTTCGAATCTAACACGATTAGGTTTAGTGTATCTATTCTTATAATGGACTTGATTGATTATACTAAGGATAATTTAGATGAGCTATACTATGGCAACAATAATGAAGACGATATTCATCACCAAAGCATTTTAACTTGCCAAAGATTGTTCGAAGAATTTAGAAGAGGACAACATAGCCATGAATATTCCATCGAATCTGATAGTGCTGCTTTTGAATTATTCACTGAGAGATTTACGGATGATGTAGCTGGATGTACAATGACATTTGATATTACAATGGCTAACCAAATGACTATATGCTAAACGTACAGGAAGAACTAGACAAGTTTAAGAAGTATGTAATACAGCAATCTAGGTCTAACTTAACTAAGCAAGATAGGAATGTAACTAGTAAGCTATACAACTCCATTAAAGGTGAGGCTAAAGCAATGCCTAATTCTTTCTATCTGAACATATCGATGGAAGAACATGGGCAGTATTTAGATCAAGGGGTCAAAGGTAAGAATTCAAGTGCTAAAGCTCCTAACTCACCATTCAAATTTGGTAGTGGTAAAGGTAAGAAAGGTGGATTGACTCAAGGGATACAACGATGGGTTAAGGCTAGGAGGTTTCAGTTTAGGGATAAAAAGAGTGGTAGGTTCATGTCGTATGATTCTACAGCATTCCTAATCACTAGATCCATATATTCTAAAGGCACTAAGCCATCTCTATTCTTTACTAAACCATTTCAAAAATACTTTGAGAAATTGCCACAAGAATTGATCGTTAAATACGGATTGGACGCGGAAGAGTTATTTAAGTATACGATTAAACAACCTAAATAAATGGCGAACATATTTGTAAGAAGTCCCTATATCATATCTATAAATGAGACAGGGCAAACAACAACAGGGATAGAAATATACTTATGGAATGGGACAGGTTCAGCTCCTTCTACACCACAATATTCGTTAACTAAGGCTATACCATCAAGCACGAACACGAATACTAATTATGATATTGCTCCATATGTTAGGGAGTATCTATCTCATTCAGCACCACAATCACCTGTAGCATTATCTACTTCATTCACGAATCTAGCGACTAGCCAATGGTGTAATGTTAAGGTGAAACAATTTTACTTTACAGATGGATTGGATTACCTTGGGGAAGTTAATCATTACGCGCATGATGGGTATTCATTCTACGAGTCGGGAGCTAACTTTGACCATGGTAGATTTTTACTAGAGCAGAAAGAATATTTCTACAATGAAGATGCTACATATGCTGGTGAGGTGGCTTGTTATTTGAATTCAGGTGAGAAGGTAAAGTATGGAAGTGCTAACGCATTTACATTATCTACTGCTACTATAAATTCTACGACAATATACGCAGGGTATAGGAAGATCACATCGGTGTCGGTATCGGGTAATTACACATCAGGAGCAGCAATTGGCAATACTTTGTATTTCACATACGAGTATGAAGCGGGGCAACCTATAACATCTTGGTCGGGAACTATTTTGTCTTCAGCATATAATTCAGGGACCAACACAACAGTAATAACACCTAATTTTGGAGGTACTGATGTAATCATTGAAGCAGGACTAGACAATGTTGGTAATAGAACACT